TTTCTTTCAAACTTGATCCTCCTGAAACCGCCGCGCTATACGCCTACGCAAAGGCAAATGATTGTTCCCTTAACCGGGCAATCAAGCAACTCATCACCACTCACCCCGTACTGACCGATGGCTAATCCTGCTTTCAAAGCTTCCTTTCGTATTACCGACAACCGCAACCGTAAAACTGAAAAGTCCCCCGAACAGAACATTTCCGTCGATTTCACCCCTGAACAGGCCATTGCCGCCGCGAATTGGTTGATGACTGCTGCTGAAAATGCAGAGCGCAATGCGAGCAAAATAAGGGTATACAAAGGCCCAAACGATTTCGAGGAAGTCACCGGCTTCACTCTTTGGGGTGGTCTTTGGGGCCAGAAAGGAAGTTTCAGCCCGCTTAAGCACGAAACTGATCTCCCATTCTGATGACTGAACTCCTTGTCCATGCTGATTGCCAAGGCAATAACAACGCCTTCACCTGTAATGTCATCGGGTTGCCGGTGTCACAAGGTTCTCTTGTTTCGCGAGGTGATGGTCACGGTTTGAGGTATCAAAACGATGCCTCACTCAAGCTTTGGCGGCACATGGTTATCTCGGAGGTTCGTGATGCACGGCCTGAGGGTTGGAATCCACGCGCTGCTGTGTCTTGTGCAATGACCTTTCGTTTCCCACGAAACAAGGGACATTTCAACCGACATGGTGCGCTTCTGCCCTCAGCGCCTGCCCATAAAGCAACTAAGCCTGATCTTGATAAATGTGCCCGCGCTGTTTTTGATTCACTTGAGCAGGCTGGGTTGATTTTGAACGATTCGCAAATTATCTCGGTTAATGCGTCCAAGCGTTGGGCACTGGCCGACGAAGCCCCTGGCGTGCTGTTGACCGTTATCTCTACGCAGGAACATCACGAGGAACACGTCACGACAACATGAACACCTCAGATGCCAATTGGTATTCCAAGCAAATCAAGCGGGTGCCTATGCTTACCGCTGCGGAAGAAATTACACTTGGAACCACGGTTCAAAATTGGTTAAATGACGAGAACCCATCGCCAGTGTTAGAACGTCGAGGGAGACGCGCACAAAATCGAATGGTGGAAGCTAACTTGCGGTTGGTGGTGACGGTAGCAAATAAGTATTTGCATAAGGTGCCAGCCAGTGATTACATGGATTTGATTCAGGCGGGAAATATTGGGTTGGTGCGTGCGGTTGAAAAGTACGATCCCACAAGGGGTTATAAATTTTCCACCTATGCCTACTGGTGGATTCGTCAAGGTATTTCACGCCATTGTGAAACCGCTATCAGAATCGTACGGCTTCCTTCTAGCGCAACTCAAAAGCTGTATCAATTGGCGGTGGCAACTAGGCGTTTGGTTCAAGAATTGCACCGCAGCCCAACTAAAAGCGAGCTGGCACAGGCTTTAGAAGTCACGACAGAAGAACTTGAGCAAATTATTACGCGTGGCCAGTTCTGCCTTTCTCTTGACGCATACGCCAATGGTAGCGAGAGCACGTCTACAATCGGTGATTTAATTGCTGATAATAGTGGATTAGATATTGATGAGCATTTTGAGCAGCTTCAAGAAGCTGATGCAATTCAAGAATTGCTTGGTCATTTATCAGAACTCAATTCACGTCAGCGATTCTTGATTGAAGGGGTGTTTGGTTTAGGGCAAGAAGCTCGAACCATTACTGACATGGCCAAAGAAATGGGTGTCAATACTGCGCAAGCATCAAAGCAGTTAAGGGAAGCAAAAATGCGCTTGAAATGGTTAGCAAATACGACGCAAACAGACAACCACCCAAAGCCTTTGCCGCCACCATTGTCAACCGCTTATGTAGAACTGAATCAACTTGAAATTATTGACACATTGACAATAACAACCCCAGTACAGCAAAATAAACCAAGTGTGGCAAGACGGCGCAAAGATCTTGGGTTAGTGCTTCAGCCTTCGTTTTGGTAATTATTTTCAGCCATCATTCCTAGTTTGCATTCAAGCTCAGCAATACGCTTGACGGCACCGTTAATGATCAGAGCCCTGCGGGCATCGTTTTCTAGCATTTGACAGCAGAGTTTCGCCAATGCTTCTGGTCGTTTTAAGCCTTCGGTTTGAATGGCACGCTTTTGAGCTTCTAGGGCTAGCTCTGCCGCCAGACTGAGATTCGGGCACATCCACTTACCCCAAGCCATGATGGAAGAAACCAATATCAACCAGTCTGCTGACCCGTGCATTGAGTTGATTCAAGGCGCCAATGGCCCACTCTGGGAGGTGTCGGGTAATGGGTTGGTGTCTAGGCATCAACAGCTATGGCAGGCCATGCTTCGGTTTGATTGCATGTGCATTGCCAAGGGGTTGCCAGGTTGCTCTAGCGCTCTTGATAAACGCTGACAAAAATGGTTCCGGCATTGACCAGGGGGAGAAGCTTGTCACGAAGATCAATGTTGTGCATTCGCACGCAACCCTGCGTTGATCTGAGTTCTTGCATAGGAGCCCAGGCACCAGGCCACCCGCAACCAGTGCCGCCACCATGAATCATTACCCCAGCGCGACCGACTTTGGCTTCCTGGCTTTCTAGCTCCACCAAATCAAAACTGATCCAGCCGTAGGCAAGGGTTTCGCGGGTGCATGGTGCGTTTACGCCATAGCGCTTGTAATCGTTGTAGACCTGCCCAAGCTTGTAAAGGCCAGGAGGGGTGTCTTCGCTGTTGTGATCCCAGGAATTGTCAGCACCTTGCCCACGGGCTAGACAGGGCACTTCCCAAAGCTTGCTCCCGTCATAGGCGTATGCGGTGGCCTTTTGACTGGCATCGTTGACCAAGAGATGGGTGTCGCCTGGTTTGAAGCCAAAGTTTGCTGGCGTCTTGGTGGGGCCCACCATCCCAGGTGTTGCGGGGTTTGGGTTGGATTGCTTGCCTGCTTGGCTCCAAGTCTTGAACCATGCCTGCTCCCGATCCAAGACACCTGCAGGGATGACAGCTTCTAGCTCGGTGATGGCGGCAAGCTGATGGGGAAGGCCCTTGTAATAACGGAACAGGTCAAGCAGGCGAACGGGTGTTTTGCTCATTGCTGGGATTCAAGCTTAGTTAGACGGTTTTCGATTTGATTGATGCGCGGGTATAGCTCTTGCCTGTCTTGCTTGATTTCTTCACGCATAAGGCTGACTTGTTCGGCAATGTGCTCCACCGCTGCGGTAAGCCTGACCACGGCAATGGCTTCACTGCGATCTCTACGAAGAAATCCACCAATACCACTGGCGGCAATGCCAATTGAGGCACCAACAGCAGCAGCAATCAGCTCGATCACAGCTCAGCCCTTGCGTTTCTGGGAACCGATAGCACGAACCACCGCGATCAGCAGTTGCCCCCAGCTGTTGGCCTTGATTCTCTTGGTGAGTGGAAATGCCTCTGACCCTGCAAGTAGCACGACCAGCACGCTACAAACGGCACTGAGCAGATCAGGGGACATTGCCGATGCGAGAACTCTAAGAACAGGTTACTCAGCGCATCAGTAGATTTTTCCTAAACGCCTTGTTGCATCATGGATTTGGGCAAGATGTTTGGCGCTGAATTGGAGCAGGCTGCGTCCCCGTTGACCGGACGGGTTGATGACGTGATCGCCAGGATCAAGCGGATCGAGATCCTGCTGGTGAGCATTGATGACAGGCTCAAACAACTCCAGCCACTGGTGGATCTGCTAAAGAAATTCAGGCTGGCTTAGCGGTATCGGACAGTCCCAGCAATTCTTTCAGCTCAGCCACCGTTAGGCCAGATTTTGCAAGTTTCTCTGCAGGAGTCAGTTCGGCTGGGGGCTCAGGTTCTGGCAGCGGTTCGGGCTTGGGTGCTGGGGTTAATTTTTCTACGATCCATTTGCCATTTTTAAATATCGCAACCTTAGGGAATGTTGCCTTAGGCGGCTTAAGAGTGGTAGCAAATGCAGGAACAAGAAATACACCCGGCTCTAGCGGCGATTCGTCCGCAAGCGTTTCGGCGTAAAAAATGCCAGTGTCAGGAGCGTAGTTGTAGATTTTCATAATCAGTATTTAATGCAAGCCAGAAGGGCAACGTTTCTGGGTCGGGTTTCGGCGCCGCCTGCGGCATTGATAGTGATGCCAGTTACGCTGCTATTAACTGAATATGCAGTATAACCTACAAAAGCATTAAGGCCCGCCACGTAGTTGGTTCCAAAATTACCACCTGGGGAGCCGTTGTAAGCCGACCAACTATGATTATGACCCGGATCAGTGATGCCGTGACTGTGGCTTAAATATGCTTGGTCTTGGAACGAGCCAAGGCTGCGACTAGCATCAATACCCCTTGCGTCGTCCCAACCCCTTAGGAACTCACCGCGAAGATCAGGGACAGCAAACGTTGTGCTCCCATCACCAGCTCCAAAGGTTGTACCAATAGCAGCAAAAAGGCTTGCATAGGTTGTGCGGCTAATTGTTGCTCCATTGGCTTTTATGTATCCGGATGGCGCTGAAGACATAGCAAAATAATTAACAGCACCTGCCGGAACGCTGCTGACTATAGGGGCATAGGTTGAAGCTGCTGTCGCAGTTGTTAGGTAGCCGCTGATCGATGCGCCGCTGGGGATGGTTACCGTGCCCGTGAACGTAGGCGAAGCCAATGGAGCCCGCGTTGTATCCGTTGGGTGGACGTGATCTTGGCGGGCATAGCGCAGGGAGCTGCCGATTGCTGCCGTGCCATCCATCACAGGCGCCGTACCCGATGCCTGGCCAATCACAAACGCCGTTGTGGCGATATTGGTGGTGTTGTTATCAGCCGCTGGTGTGGTGCTGGTGCCGCCGCCCGTCAGTGTTGCAACGCCTGAAACCGTGATTGCCGGGAATGTAAACGTGCTCGACAGAGCGCCCCATGCACTGCCGCTCCACTTCTGCCAGGTATTGGCTGAGCTGGTCCAGCGGATGGCGCCTGTGGGGATATTGCTGCTGGTTGTACCGTCAAACTGCAACGCTAGATCAGTGTCTCTTGCCTGCAGTTGCGACAGGAAATTGGTGTAGGTGCTACTCAGCGTTGGCAGTGACCAATCAGCCATCAGACTCCCCTAGCGCTCCAGCTGAATGCTCCACTAATTCTAGTGCCCGAGCTATTAAACAAAAGCACCTTAAATGACGTGGGATTAGGTGCATCCACAAAGTCGTAAACGGCCACTACAGAAGTGGTCGCCAGTGGTGTTACCGAGATGCTATCAATGTCGATAAATGCCACATTGAACGACACTACCGTGCCACCGCTGTCTGTTGATACAGCCGTTCCAGTACCAGAATCGTTGCGGAGCTTGGAATCCAGTTTGACGTTTAGGCCAGTCATTTGCAATAGGTCGTCTCCACCGGCAGACGCAAAATCGTATTGAGCGCGGACGTAGCGGAAGTCGGTGGCAAAGACTGACGACAATCCGGTGTAGACGGTCCAAGCATCGGTTGAAAGTTTCTTGGTGCTGATTGTTGGGGTGACGGTAGTAGCGCCAGCAACGTTGTTGCTTGTCAGAGTCATTGTGACTTTCGAACCAACCAGCACCGTTCCATAGTCGATGTCGTCGTAATACTGCCCAGTGGTCTGGGATGGCATGGCGAAGTAAGCAAACCCCGCATTGATCTGATCTTGCGGTGTGCTCCAGCTGCGGCTGGTGAAATGTGACTGCCACGTTTCGCTGGTGTTGATGCAGGCCATCAAAGCGCCACCGTCTATCACGGCGTTGGTCTTGCTGCCGGCAAATGTGCTGTTGAAGTCCAGCTTCAGCACGTAATCAGGCGGTTGATTGACCGTTGTGGTAATGCTGCCTGGGGTGCCGTAAGTGCCGCTGGAATCAGTGCCCGCCAGCCAGTAGGTAAATGATCCGCTGACCACTTCAAAAACAGAAGTGAACCGGCCCTGCTTCGATCCAATCACCGTGGCCGTCGCCCATGTTGCCCCCTTGCGCAGTTCGTAAGAAGCAATCGGCAGCGTTTGGGTGCAATCATTCCACTGCAGCAAGATATTGTTATCTATTACTTGCGCGGCAATAGTTGGCTGGGTTGGCGCAACCACGATGGCATCGAAATAATTTGAGGTTCCCACCGTGCCGATGATGTCAACCGCTGCCACGAAGAATCGACGCACCCCGGCCCATGCCGCCTTAGTGGTGAACGTCGTGCCCTTGACCGTGCCCAAGCTTGTGGCTGTTGCCCAGGTGTCGCTGCTGGTTCCGTATCGCACTTCATAAACCGCCGTGGTCAAACTGCCATTCACCGCTCCCCAGTTCAGAATGAAATTCTCACCGGCGAATGAACCGCTAGTTGTTGGTGCCGCAGCCCCGCCAACCGTGAGCACTGCGCTGGCCGCTGTCGTGCTGTAACTGTCGCTGGTATCGAGCGCCTTAATCCACCAAGTCGTAGAGCTAGCGGCCGGCATGGCCAGCTTCTTGCTGGTAGCGCTGAATAATCCCAGCTTGGTTCCGCTGCCCCAGCCAGGGCCTTGCCAGATTTCGTACCCTTGCAGGTCTAGGTCAGTGACCGGATCCCAGCTCAGCGTGACACCAGCGCTTGGGTCCAGGGTGGCGGTGAACCCTGTGACGTTGCTAGGCGGGGCAACCTTACCCAGGGCGGTAATGGTTCCAGATAGGGGCGTGGCCGAAGATTGACCGCCAGAATTGACGCTGTAGACATTGATCTCAAAATATCCAGGCGTGATGTCCAGGATTTCGTAATCCTGCTGTTGCCTTGTGATCTGTGTCCAGTTGCCGGGCTGACTGCCGCTAGTGCTTCGCCATTTGATCAGGTATTGGCTGATGCCTTGCACCCCCTTCCAGCTAACAATTACCTTTGAGCGAATCTGTGCCTGGTAGGAGTACAACGCCTCCGTGAGATTCAAGCTGGTAGGCGCCGCCGGAATGTCGTTGAGGATCGTGACCGTGCGCGGCTGCAGTGGCGTGCCGTTTTCAATGTTGGCGTATTTCGATGCGTCATAGGCCAGGCAGGTGATGGCGTATTGGCATTGGTCCTGCTCCATAACCGATAGCACCCGCCAGGTGGTGGATTGCAATGTTGATGTCTCAAAATTCCAGATGCTGTTTGAATTTGGCGCTGCACTGAATGCTGTGCTCACGCTGATCACGTTCCCCGTAATTCCAGCCACTGGCCTGGCCTGAGCTGTTCCATCTGGCAGGATCACGCTCAGCATTGGGGTGTTTGACGCCACTAGCCCCGTCGCATCGTCTACGGTTATTGCCGATACTGTGGCCGCTGAGATCCGCCCCCCACGGCGAGCGCCAGCCCGCATTGGATCGCAGATTTCTACCACCTGGCCAGGACGCAGAATCACACCTTCGGCAACTGAGGTTGTAAAGGTGCAAACTTCCTGCTCAGCGGCTAGATACCATTGCCCCCACCTATGGGCTTGGCCCCGTGATGTGCAGGCATAAGCTTCAATTTCGGCCTTAATGACGCCATATTTTGCAATCCCTGCCTGATCCTCTACGGGCTCCCAGGCATAGTTTCTAATATCAAGATCGAAGTATTTTACAATTACAACCGTGGGCCTGGTTTTGACACTTGAGCCTGAATACTGAAAACCTGGTTCAGATACATTTGATAGATTAAAAAGGTAAGATGGATCTTGTGGTCTGTCTTGGCTGACTGTCAGAGAGCCCGTACTCCAAAACGGCATTCCACGGAATACAGATGCCATTGAGTTGATCAATCCGTAGGCATCTTCTGAGTTTTGAATGTTGACGTTGCAAGAGAAGCGTGGCTCGTAGATAATGCTGCCGCTATCAGCGCGGAAGCCGGAATCAACTAGCTCAGAGCAATACTGGCTGGCGGAGTAGAAGGCCCAGCGGTCGAGTAGTGAAGAATCAATTTGATCGCCAAAGGCATAGCGAGCTGTGCATAGATCCCATAAGCACCAAGCTGGGTCGCTGCACCATTGCGCCGTTGCACTAAAAGTGCCATCCCAAATCCCCGAATAAATCAACCGGCCTGTAGCACGTTCGACCGTTGCATTGTTGGGGATCTTGATCTTCAGGCCACGGATCAGGAACGAGCGATCAGGGATGCTTGCAAATTGCTCGGCATTGATTCGCAACCCAACCAAGGCTGAGCCAGGATAGGCAAGCTTGCCCCAGGTAACTTCGCTGTAGCTACTGAAGCTAAAGGCATCAATAATCTTGGAAGATGTGCTATCTGGGTTGTGTCGCTCAACTTTGATATTGACGGGGAATGCACCTGAAAGGTTAATTAGATATTGCCGCTGGTACTGCTGCGAAGCGCGACCGATTACAACATCATTAACGACTGGGACATAGCTGCCGCCGTTGTATTGAACGTAAATAATAACCCTAAACGATGCGCCACCAATGTCCCCATTGTCGCAAAATTCTTGAAGCTGTGGAACCGTAATGGTAGGCCGCACAGCATTAACAATTGAGCTGGTGATTGTGCGAACAATTGGCGTTGCTTGCTGAACTGTTATGCCAACAGGAATTTCATTTGCGGATTCGTCAAACCCTGAAATATAGGCTTGGTCTTGAGTGCCATTGCGGGTTTCAACGGTAATGCCTTGAAAGTTAAAGGATCCGTCAGTATTTTGCAGCGGTGTATCGTTGACGTAGATCGATTTATAGCCGTCAACCAGGCCATCAATTTCGCCTTCAGATAGGAAGTCAACAATCTTGGCGTAGGACGCTGATATAAGACTGTCAGGCGCCTCAACTGGCACATGCGGCTTCGCGCTCATACTGCTACCTGCGCAATGTCAATGCTTTGGCTCAGTACGAGAGAGCCGGTCAGCATTTTGCCGTAAACGATATTCAGCGGTGTGCCAAGTCTTCCCGTATTTTGAATCCCCGAAAACGAATAGGATTTGCGCGGGTCGTTATTTGTGTCCTTTCCTGTTGGTATTCTGGACGCTGGGCTGAGTAACTCAGCAACCCCACCAAGAGCAAGAGTTGCACCAACGCCAATCAATGGTGCAAAACCAGTTATGACGCCAATCGCAATTAACGCAATTCCTGCAATAATCTTAAAAACTTTTCCTGCACCTTGAATTACAGGCGTGATCTTAATAATTTGGCTACCAGCTGGATCATGGATTTCATCAATGTCCAGGTCGCGTTCGCCAAGGCTTACCCTAAAGTGGCGCTCTGCAATGAACTTTTCAACGGTGGGAAAATTGGCCACCAAAAAACGCACTGCTTCGGCTGCATTAGCCACTTCAGCGGTAAATGAACGGCGCTTAAGAAACTTAGCCAACGCCCCGTAAATCTTGATCGTGCGCATTAGACCATCGACCCTAGCTTCAGTTTAGCGAAGGCGTCCGATCCACTTGGTAGCTTCCATCAAAAGGCCGCCATAGACATCCCGACTTGATAGCCGATTCATTGCATGGTGCAAGATCATCTGATCGCCCAGGTAGACGCCGACGTGGTTGATGCCTGGACCCGACAGGCTCATAAATACCGCATCACCACGCTGGATATTTCCTAGGGAAACTTCATCAAAGCCGGCTTCACTCCAGTGACGGGAGAATATCGGCTCTGCCTCGAACTCTGCGTAGGTGCGTGGTCGCTGCCAGTCGGGCAGGGTGATGCCTTCATCTGCGTACCAATCCCGTGCCAGGGTCCAGCAGTCGGCAGTGCCCCACTTCCAGGTCCGGCCAATCAGCGGGGCTTTATAGCCGCAGGGCTCACAGCTGCCCCATGCGCCGCTCCTTGGGTTGATGATGTGCCACGGCAGCGCTGATGCTTCGCAGCTCAATCGATCCTTTGGCGATGGCTCCGGCGGGATGTCGATGTGGCTGTGAACAACGGCCACCACCTCGCCTGCTTCTTCTGCCGCTTCCCAGTCAGCTGGGTTGATCTCAAAGCACTGTTCAGGCTCCGGGTGGATATTGACACAGGGCCAGTACCGCTCGCGGCCCTTCAGAATCACCACCAGCCCACAGCATTCCCTGGGGTCTTCGGCGATTGCGTGCGCCAGCGCAGCGGCCCTGGTGGCCTCAATCATCGGTAGGCGGCAGCGCTAGGGAATCCACCAAAGGGCAGCTGGGAGTTTGCGCCGAAATGAGCCTTGCACTCGCTCAACGTTTTGCCGCAGGTGGGCAAGCCGCCGGCGTAGGTGCATTGGGCTGATTTGTATTGCCACTGGCAGATGTGGATCAGCTGGCGTTTAGGTGCTCTGCTGGTGGCCAGATCAAAGGCACAGCACAGCTCAAATTCCACCACGTCGCGGGTTTCGCTGGCCTTGCGATCAATGAAATAAACCTCGCGTGGCCATTCACTGGTGGGGTCTGCGTAAGGGTTGGTGCTGCCAGGGAAATTGACAGCATCCAGATAACGTGCCTGCGTGCGGATCCTGGTGACCTTGGCCGCTTCCAGTGGCGTAGCCAGCATCAGCGCTGTAATCGTGCCAAAGATATTGCTGACCCGGATCTTGGGTCTAGGGAGCTGACCTTTCCCTGAATACTCGAACCCTTCCGCCTCAACCGGGAACGCCGAGTAGGTATTGCCAGCCCATACCAGATCGCCATTAGTGCCGGTTGCATTGGTGCCGGCGTGGAAGCGATAGGTGGCATTTGTTCCATGCTGTGCCGCATTAAGCTCCAGCATGAATAGCTCGATGACTGCGCTAGGGGCAATCGATTGAAGCTCTGAGTTGATGGAAACCCAGCCATCTCCTAGCGCGTAGCCGTTGACCCAGTAGCCAGATTGAACGTATTCGGCAGCTGAGGTCATCCGTTGTTACCAGGGGACGCCAGCAGCCTTGGTGGGGTTGCGCTGTTCGTCAAGCTGTGCCTGCAAAGCAGCTTCCACTTCAGCCACCTTTTCAGCGCCAAGTGCTTCCTGTACCCATGACACCACTTCGGCCTCGGTGAGGTCAGCAAAGGGGATCAGGTTGTCGGGACGCTCGAATCCGATAGAGCCGTAAGCACCTGCGGAATAGGTGTCATCCTTCGAGTCCACTGTGTAATGCGCGGTAAACACAAAACCGTCAGCAGTCTCACGCTCAAGCTGAGCGATCTTCCAAGTGGTAGTGGTCA